ATTTACCTGTAACTCCCCAGAGTTTATACCGATACCGCCTTGGTATTTTAAATCTGCGGTTAATGTTGTTCCTGAAAGGTCTAAACCATCCCCAGCCGTAAAAGTAGTCCCTGCTGCGCCAGCCGCACCTGTAGCTCCCGTAGCTCCCGAAGCACCTGTCGCTCCTGTTACACCCGTATCTCCTTTAGGCCCCTTATTAGTTACCGTTACGGAGGAGCTTGCTGGAGTAGTTACCGTTACCGATATACCACTTGATGTTGTTACTTCTACACTCATAGAGATTTAGATATATCATCATTAACCGTAAATGAACCACGAAGAACAGTAGTGTGGGTGTCTACCCCTGATGTTGTTGGCAGAGTATATTGTAAATCATAAGTGTATCTCCCCGCGTTAAGGTTTCTCATTGTGGATGAAGTGGCCAAAATGGTAACATTTCCACTATCATCAATAACAAACTCTTCGAACGAGTTCTCTACCTTTTTTCCTAAGTTAGTACTACCTATTACAGGTGATAGACTTCTTTTCCCCGTAGACCAAACTTGCATCAAAAACTTGTAGCTGTCGGTGACTAGGGCTAAAGCTGTTCCTGAGGAATCCTTTAATGTTACCGTGAGAGCAAATGTATCGCCTTTTCTACAGGTGATGTCTAGCTTCTCCGATACGTCTAAGTTTACTTTACTTGCCATTATTGCTCTAATATGTTTTCTGGTGTAATATCCCCAACCTCTACGGGCAGTTCTAAATCTTCCTGTAATTCTCCTCTCTTACCTTGCCTCTGGGAAAGAAGCTTGCTTTGCTGGGAGGCTTGTTTTTTAACCCTGCTGTCTTTTCTGTCTTCTTTTAAAACCTCTAGTTTTTCTGAAAACTCTTGATCGTCTGTTTTAAACCCTAAAGTTGCGGTAGCTCTTATTGTTTCTATCTCCTTCTGGAGCTCGTGTTTTGCTTGGGCTACTTCTATTTCTAGTTTGGCTTTAAGCTGGAGTTTCTGAGCCTCTATCTGAGAGCTCATTTGTAGCTCCTGCTGTCTTGACTCTGAGGCGGCCTGATTGGCTTGTTGAGCCTGTTCCGATTGCATCTGAGAGTTTTGCTGAGCCTGTGCTTGCGCCCTCTCCATGCGCTTCTTCCTCCTGACCACTAGAAGTCTTTCCGCTTGGTTCACATCTTTTAGGCCTCTTATAGCTATTGCGTCCTCTAGGTCTATCTCTTTTTGATTTATAGCCATCTGGACGTTTTGTTCGAGGTAGTTTCTTTCCCCATCCTCCATTTCTTTCTGAATGGTTACCCCAAAGTTGTACATAGGGAGGTCGTTAAAAGAGCTTAAGACCTTCATGTTTTCCTCACCTATAGCGTTCTCGTAAATACGCATAAGGACAGAGCCGCTAGGAATAATTTGCAAGCACTTAACGACATCCTCGCACACCTTCTTAAAAAGAATCATTGATGCGTTTGTAATATCATATATAGCATTGTTGCCAGCGGCAATGGCTTGCTGTTGGACGCCAACTAGCGCGTCTCCTTTAGGGGAGGATGCGTCCATTGCTTCGTTAACCCCCGTAGTATCTCTAATCATTTTTAGATAATGATTGTACAATCCTATAAGTTCGTTAACGTTCCTGATGCTGTTGTTTATCTCCCTAACAGGAGGGTTTTGAAAACCTCCTTCTGGGTTTTTACTTCTGTAGTAGAAGACCCCCGTCTGCTCGTATATGTCGTGTAGCTCTAAGGGTTGTAGCTCTCCGCCTTTCCCTAGCTGCACATTCTCAAGCCCCTCAATATCTATTATTAACCCGTCAGGTTTTGCTTTGGCAATTGATTGCTGGAGTTTTAAGTGCGTAATCTGAAGCATATCCGCGAAGCCTACGCAACTGTCTATCATAGATTTAGGCAGCATACGACGCATGTTAGTAGCAACAACAGAATAACTCATCCTAGCTCTAGAAATATCGTGCTTATTTCTAGGCACATTGGTTGTGCGCCCGTAGTTAATGATGTAGTCAGTGCCCATAATATACATCCCTCCGTAAACGGTAGTAATTTCCATTTTATGGGGCGTCCTCTCGTAAACACCTTTTCCAGATTTCTCTTTATAATCAAACCCTTCGTAAAAGAAATTAGTGTTTCCGTGCCTGTTTTCTTTCTCTTCAAAGTGCATACAGTCTACCGACAGGAATTCAAAATCCAAAACATCGATCATATAGTCGTCATAACCATACGAATTGCTCTTGGTAGTTTCGCTATATTTTTGAGAAGAAAAGTTAGAGGTAGAGTGAGATTTATTTTTTGCGGCTGATTTTGCTAGCTTCTCAAAATCTTCTTCTTGAAGAGAGTCGCCTGCAAGCCTCTTTAGCTCTTGGATTGGAATGCTTTTTATATGCCCCGCATACACCATGTCCTCAAAGTTTGGGTCTTCAGTAAAGCTATGTATAAAGGAAGAGGGGTCTATGTAGCTTGGCTTAATTCCATAATTTGGGTCGTTGGTTCTTTTAACAACCGCCATGCCGCATGCAACTAGATCGTTAACGCATCTTCTATATACGCCGTCGTTAAAATTTCCCCACTGCAGAGTCATGTTAGTTCCTATCTGAGCGGCTATTTCTGCGTCGGTTTTTATATTTGTACTAAGGAATATGTCTGCTTCTTCGAGGGTGTCTGGTAAAAGGTCTGGGTCTTTATCTAAAACTAACCCGCCTGTCTCGGCTTTTAAATCCGCAAGGTCTTGCTTAACTTGAACCTGCGTTTTTAATCTTACTTTTTCTTTATTTTTTTCAGAAGAAGAGATAGGGTCTACGGCCTCTAAATTAGGATAAGGCTCTCTAGAAAGTATTTTATTGGCTACAATCCTAGCAAACTTTGGGAGAATAGGGACGGGAGTAAAATCTAAGTTCGTCAGGCTTCCGTCAACGTTGTTTGGATCTAAGGAGGTTAGAAGCTGCTTGTATATATTGGTGTCTTGAGTTCCGTTTGCATAGTCTCTGTTGCGCTCGAATATATCGTTACGTTTTTTGAAAGAAGACCCCGCATCTTGAGTTTGGCCCCACTGTGACTCTATCGCTTTTGCATACTTTAGCCCATATCCTTTGCTTTCTTTTTCTTCCTTTGAGCTTAAAGGGTTTGGAAAACTTCCAGATCTATTGTTGTTGTTGTTGTGCATTAGAAGGATTGAGTTTTTGCAAATATACTAAATATAGGGTTTTCAGTTAATTGGGGCATATCTTCTAAAAAACTTTTTTTCATTGAAGTTAGATTTTGGTTGCTTTGGTTTAACCTTCTGGGCCGCAAGCAAAGCCAAACCTGAGCTTATCGTTAAGTCAAATCTGGTTCTGTTGTTTATATCAAACCCTATCCAGTCTTCCAAAGTATCATTAAAATACATATTGCCTATCTCCCCGTCCTCCCTGTTTAACCCCACATGGTCATGTATATAAGCTTCTATTGCGTGGGCGTGAGCTTGGATAACGTCCTGAGAGTTAGAAGGTATACCTTTTGTTTTTACGTTTACCTTAGAGTTGGCCGCTAACAAATGTTGAGGCCTAGCCATAAGATACCCGTCATATCCTCTTGCTTCAAAATGTCTCGCAATTCCATATTTATTGTTCTCTATAAGAATAGGGTATCCATAAAAAACAGCCGCTTTTAGAACGTCTTCGTAAAATATTTTAGCCAACGGAGGTCTAGAAGCATACTCTAATACAAACATATTAGACGGGTGGTCCATATGAAACTTGTTATATAAGTGCAGGGCTCCTTTTGACCCCCTTCCATCTACCGTCATATCAAGGTCGTATGAGTCAACCCCTCCACAACCTATTTGAGGGTTAGGGGCAACAAGCTTGCCTCTTTCTGTTTTCTTGAGGTTTCTTATCTCAGGCGGAGGCATCCACGAAACTTTAAACCTACCTTTTGGGTCGGGTTTAAATTGAACCTCTGAGTCTTCAACCCCCTCCTTCCATATAAAATTACCAACCACCACTGGGTTAGGGAAAAGGTCATCGTTGTGTTGTACCTGCTCATATATCTTCCCTATATTAAATAGGCTACCGTCTATACTGTCTCTAAACGCTTCGTCGGTGGTAAAGGGAAACTGTCTTACCACTTCGTTAAGTTCTGAAGGATCTCCTTTTAAGCTTTCTCTCTCGTTTTTTAAAAAAGTCTTTGCACCAAATATAACGCTTGAGCCGTCCAACCCCTCGATAACCTCTTCAGGATCTTCAATAACTGCATTACCATATATGTCAAAAAACCCTTCTAGAGAGTCGTATGCTGGAACAAATAATCGATATAGGCCCGTTCTAGTCCTTCCGTTAGAGTTCCTCTCATTAGGATCTGAATCCCTCCACAAGACTTTATATTGCTTGCCTCCTTTATCCATAGGGTTTACCGTGCTACCTACTAAGGCTTTTCCAACAATCTTTCTAC